GAAAGCACTTCGATCACATGAAAGAGAACAGAAGTTAGAACACTACATAGATAACAAGTATGGAGTGATGACTAATGAATAGGGAACAAACTAGAAAATTACTTAGGCAAGGTGTGTATCCAAGTGAGATACTTGTATCCAAGTTAACAACTTATCTAGATAGAATAGCTAATTCAACTAACCATACTATTGAAGTGAATTTGTTTTGTAGTGAAACTTTGGATCAAATTGCAGATTGGAAGAAGGAGATAGACAATGCAGAGAATTGATCTAGTTACAGAAGACTTTGATGAAATGTCTACTTCAGATTTATGTATGTGGTTAGAAACACATAGAAATACAGATAAGATTTGTAATAAAATGTATTGGAACTTGGACTACGTTTGTAAAAAGTGGGTTAAGGAAATGATGGAGAGTAACAATGAATAAGATAGCACGTATCCACGTAAACCAACACGTGATCAAAGCTAATGCTAAATCAGGCGATCGTAATCCCGTATTCACAATCAAACAAGGTGGGAAGAATACCTATGCCACTAGAGTTAAGGTAGTTGGGGAGATGGAGTTAGTTTACTCGCCTGATAAACCTTTGTCTTGTGGAGCTAAAGTTTGGATAGAGACACGAGGGGATATTGAGCTTGACAAACCGAGCGACACTAAAGTTTCAGTAGATAATGTTTCAGTCGAGCCTACCCAAAACCTAGCAGTCAATTTGGATAGGGCATTGACAAAATTTCTAGCTAGGAAAAGAAAAAAAGTTCTAAATAAAAATAAATTATCTGCTTGTTTATCTAGTTAAGATAGTTTACAAATCTATCTAGCTACTAATTAAGGTAGTTTAACAACAACACTTTTAGTGTAGAAAGAGAAAATATTATGGATAGCGTAATAACCATAGATCAAGATACCAACATTAAATCAAATGAAATTCACGAACATTCAAATCCTTTTGATGTTTCATTATTTGAAGACAATGCGAAGATAAAAAGAATTCCATTGTATGCTTATGATGAAGATGAATATGGAGTTGGTAACCAAGTTAAGCTAGAAAGATATTCAGGTTTATATAATGAAAGCTTGAATAAGGTTTTACAATCTCGACCAATTGCAGATACTTATAAACTTGTACCTCATCAAGATTTATTTGCTTTGCAAGCTAACATTTTAGATAAAACAGATTTACCTAAAACAAACGTGCGAGTAGTAGATAAGCTTATCAATGGTGGCTTGCAAGCTCAAAGAACTATTTACTATGATGATTTAGCCGTTCCCGTTTCTAATGATAGAGATATCGTAAAGGCTAGAATTGATATATTTAATTCTGTTGATACTAGTTGGGCTTTCCAAGTTTTTAGTGGAGCTTATCGTAATCTATGTAGAAACACTTTAGTTTTTGGTGGGGAAAAATCTTATCATCAAAAGAAGAAACATACCTTAAATCTTAATCCATCTGCAATGGTTCAAAAGGCAGGTTTGGGTTTGTCAATGTGGTCGCACCAAAAAGACTTAATGCTTAATTGGCGTGGTATCCAAATCACAGATCAACAATTTGCAGATATGTTAAAAGAAACTATTTGTACAAAGAAAACAAAATCTGCTGAAGTTGGTGTCAATCCCGTAAATGAAACAAAACTTAATTACTTGCTTGGCTTATTTGATGAAGAGAAAAAGGAATTAGGTTCTACACTTTGGGGAGCTTATAACGCCTTAACTCATTGGTCTACACATACTGATTATAAGGTGGAAAGATATAATCCTGAAACTCATAAATTGGAAACTATTAATGGTGGTCGCACCAATGCCAACAAACCAAACGTGGAAAGACAAAGAGCAGATGTAGTTAGGGATTTACTTACTTCAGATGCTTGGCAGTCTTTAGAAATGGCTAGTGCTTAATGAATAATGGCTTAGAACTAGCATACGTAATTTATAGGACAGTTGTGGTTATTCTCTTCTGTCTTATAATTTACGCTATTATAATTGTTTAATTTTTAGGAGAAATAAAAATGACTATTGATAAATCACAAATAGAAACTTGTTGTATCTGCAAAAAAGATATCCCACCTAAATATTTGGGAGTTGCTGACGATGGAACAAAACATTATTGGTACGAGGGAAATAATGCTTTACCTATTGCTGATGGTCGTTGTTGTGATCCATGCAATCAAATCGTACTTGTTGATCGTATAACAAATTTAACCATGTCAAGAATGCAAAATAACCATTTAAATTTTAATGATGCAGTTAAAAAGGCTAGAGACTTGGGAGATAACATATGAAAAGATTACACTTAAACAAGATGTCAACACTTCTTGAAAGTTTGGAAGTTGTTTCACGTAATGCAAAAAACAAAGGTCACAGATCGGGTTTCAGATGCCATGATCTTGCATTGCAGTTGGCTGATCAATTTGAAGTTTTTAAACCAACACTTGAAAGCGTAATTACCAACAAGGAAAATAAAAACAATCCTTTTAAAATCAAAGGTAATGACACGCTTACACGTGGAGAATTTCAAGTTTACAAAGTGATACGTGACAACAAAGAAAACCTTGTCAGAGTAATTGACATTTACCAAGACACGACACATGACAAAGCTTTTAACACGATCAGACAATACGTGAATATCTTAAAGCAAAAAGGATATTTACAAACCATTAAGATCAAAGGTGATCGTTTTAAATATTATAAAGCTTATCCACTTTCATTTAATACGATGGATAGAAACTTGGTTAATAAATTATCTAGTTGACTTAGTTTTTTAAATAAGATTATAATTAACCATGCTAGGAACAATCTTAGCGTGGTTTTTTAAACCTCAATTTAAATAGAAAAGGATTTCTTACAATGGAAACAAAACAATATTTAATTAAAAGTGAATACGATTTTAACAATAAAAAATTTAATGCAGTCAATAATTGTGAATTAACTGTTCAATTCAAAATAATGGATAGTTGTTGCATGGTTGAAATTGTTGGTCGTTATAATGGTCGTTCTAATGAAGAGTTTAAACATCAAATACTTTGCCATAAAGATCAGATGTTGAAGATTTTACCTAATGTAAACGATCAAGTTGCAAAGGTTAATGATCCAGTTTCAAAAGATAGGGTTTTAATTGATCAGAATATAGGTGTTATTTTTGAAGAGGAAGAAACTAAAAAAGCACTTTATCAATTGGGCTTGCATGGTCAATTAGATTTAGAAGATGCAATTGCAGAAAAGAAAGGGAACTAATCATGGCTTACTTTTTAAAAGAACTTCTAGACTTGTTTAAGTGGGTTTGTTGTGGTTTTACTCTTGCTTATTGCTTGGCTTCTTATCATGGCTTAGATACAAGCTTCTCTAGTTTGTGGGGTTAATCATGGCTTATTATTTTAGTTGTAAAGAGTGTAATTATAAAGAGCATTTTAATGATCAGTTTAACATTCCAAGTAAAGCTCTTGAAGGGAAGTTAAACGACTATGAAAGTGTTATTTGCTCAAGTTGTGTATCACAAAAAACAAGATTAAAAGGTAACTATATTATTATTGAGAAAGGAAACAAATAATGACTATCGCACTTGAAAACATGCCAAACAGAATAGATAAATACAGAAATATTGCAAAGGTCGAGAACTTCAAAAGCAATAGGTCAGGCAATCCAATTGCTAATCAATTTAGGATTACTTTGCAAAATGGTGCAGAGATATTTCAGTCTTACAATTCTATTGTTGCTGTTAAGGTTAATGGTTTAACGTTTCTTGATCGTACGTGTTGGGATTACTCCAATACTACCTCAAGATATCGTAAAGAGTTTTTAAACGAGGATACTAAAACGACTAAACAAAAGATAAAAGATGATGTTTATATCTTAATGAATTTGAATTAGATAACTTCACTTCCTCCCCTCAAAGCCTCCCTTGACTAGTTCTTGGGGGGTTTTTTGTTGTCTAAACTAGAATAATACTCAAAGTGTTGGTTTTATTGGGTTTCTTGGTGGGTTGTTATTTTGGTATTTGCTCGCAATCAGTACCTCAATATATCCCTTTTAGGCTTTTCTTGTACAACTAACAAATGACAAATCGGTTTACGTGGCGTGTATGTGTGCAGATGATCGGCAGTTTAAAAGGTGGGTTTGCTTGTTGGGGTTGGTTGTTTGCCTATGGTCAACACTTCTTAGAGGTCTTTGACGACAAATCAAAAGTTAAATAAATCCTTACTCGCACGGGTACGCATGGGACACCCCCCTCCCCCCGGCATATGCTAGCAATGTCGCCATATTTTTATCTGAATGAGTTACTTGTACAAGTTATTTGCACCCTCTGGGGTAACCAGCCAAGAGATAACCCCGTGGTCGCACCCTTTAGGGTATCCCTGTGTGTATGTAGGTGTATTTCCCCGGAGGATCTACTCCGATTGTATCCATCCTGACGAAAAAGTCAAGTAAATTCGTCACAAATTTTTTTTTATTTGACATTAGGTTAATCTGTACGTATAATCTAGGTATCAAGACCAGTTAGAGCAGCAGCAACCACTCCTTTCTCGTGCTTTGGCTCAACTTCTTAGGCTCTTGACTTACTAGAAATGAAGGAAAACCCGTGTTTGAAGCAGTTGTACTCGTCTGTTACTTAGGATTGGCGTCCGATTGTAGAGAATTACACGATTCACGAGGTCCTTACGACACCGAAATGCTCTGTAAAGAGCGAGTAGTTGAAATAACAACAGAATTACCGACTTGGTTACCTAATTATAAGATGATGGGATACAGATGTAATGAATTTACTCCCCAAAAAGACTTCCCAGCGTGAAATAACGCCCCAACAAGAAGAATTCTTGAACAATTTGTTTGAGAATGGTGGCAATGTCACCGATGCAGCACTTCAGGCAGGCTATTCTAAGGGCAGTGTGACGTGGTTGAAGAACAGTTTAGCCGATGAGATCATAACTCGCACAAAGAATGTGTTGTCTATGAACGCATTTAAGGCTGCTACACGCTTGGTAAGCACAATAGACAACCCCGTACCCGAAAGAGGGGACGACCTACGCTTCAGGGCTGCAGAATCGCTGTTAAACAGGGTAGGCTTGGGAAAGCAAGAAACAACTAACGTAAATGTGCAAGCAGTACACGGTATTGTGTTGTTGCCACCAAAGAAAGAAGTGGTTATTGATCAATGAGTTTATATGGCGTCACAAGAATAGTAGCAGGATTAGTTGCACCCGGAATGCTTGACTTGAGGTCAAGTACAAAAAAGAAAGATCCTAAATTAAAATTCCCCGAAAGAAAAGAAAATAAGTTTGTACCCAAAGTATATGCAAAAGGATCAGGTACACGTAAAGTAAATGACTGAAGCCACCGCACCGAAGCGTAGTCGTGGTCGACCTAAGAAAGACCCCGAAGCACCAAAGCAAAGATATTTCCTGTCTGCCGCAGAAAAGGCAAGACGACAATCACAAAAGAGATTACGTGACGCAAAGAAACGTGCAGATAAATTAACTAAAGTAGCAGAAAGTAAAAGAAGATATGCCAGAA